TTTTCGGTGAGGTTGTTTAGCCTTTGAGTAATTGACGGGTTGTATTGCCCAACCATGCCGCCTTCGATTTGGTCTTGTCGGATTTCCCGCTTTATACGTTGGCAGACCCCGCAATACGCTTCGTACGCCCCATTTGTATTTCTAAAGTAATGGTCAATTGTTACGCCTTGTTCGTAACCGAATACTTCAAAGCCTTCGTAGGTTAACGGGACTCTTAGTTTTTCTTGCACTACCTTTCCGCTTTGTAGGGCTTTGTCTATTACTCTTGGGTTTGAGTGTACTTTTTCCTTGTAGGCTTCGAACATTTGTAGAAGCTTTTCTGGGGTTTCTATGTACTTATGCTTTCCCATTTTTTTTCGTGTTTTTAAAGTGGTCTAAAAAGTCGTCTTCGGTTACAAACTCAATACAAAGTAAGCCTTCCTGGTCTGTCAAGTACAAAACATAATGCACCCCGTCGCGTTCTAGCTGGTCTTGTATTGCTTTACAATAAGCGGCCATGTTTTTACCCATGTCTACGACTGCGTATTTCATTTTTTGAGGCTCTTAACGTATGCGGTCATTGCTTCGCGGGCGTGTGTTTCCCAAACTCTTTGGCATACGGCATAGCGTTGGTCTTCTTTAGGGAACGAGTTTACGCTTTCTTCGTCGGACATGCAACGCTGAATAAACGTTTCTTTCTTCTCCCCTTTAATTGGTTGCGGCATTGCTTTTGCGTTTACGTGTTTTTGTAGCTAGTTTCTTACGTGTTTCGGTTGGTTCGACCGCCTTAGGTTCTTCTACTGCGTCCGACTGCGCCGTTTCGTGGTCTATTCCCGTGTAAGCAATAGTCGATTTCTCGAAAAGGTAGCCTAAGCCTATGGTATTGTAATACGTAAAACGTGCGGGGTCGATTTTGTCGACTTCAATTTTACGTTGTCCTAGAACCGAGTCGTAGGTTACTATGGTTTTTCCTTTGTATTCGTCTTTAATTTTCATCTTGTTTCTTGTTTAGTTCTTCGTCAAAGCGACCAATAATGTAAGCGCATATCCCAACGCCTAAGATTTGCAAATAGGCCGTTTGGCCTTCGTAAGTTAAAGCTACGCCCATAGCTAAGAAAGCAAGGGTAGCAACTGCGTAAAATAGTTTATAAGCGCTCATAACAATATTGAATTTTTCTTATTTTTTGTTTTAAGTCCCTGATCATGTAATGGGCAGACGTTCGACTAACGTTAAAATATTCTGCCATAGCTTCGGCCGTTTGCTTTTTGTCGTCAAAATAGACTTGTGCTATTCGTTTTTCCACAGGGTCGACTATTTCCGACCTGTATTTTTGAATGCACCACTTGCGAAAGTTGTAAACGTTTTCAATTTGGATCTTGTCTAATACTTCGTCGTTGTCAGGTTCGTCTAGTAGGTCGGGGACTTGGCTATTTATGTCGTCTTGTTTGTGGCTTAAAGACGTATTCCAAATAATTTGGTATTTGATTGTGTTTAGTAGGTAGCTTTTTACGCTATTTTCGTCCGTCTTTTCGGTGTCAATAGTCAAAACGTGCAAGTAAGCGTTGTTTATGCAAGTGTCGGCGTTCAACATTGAGCAAGCCAGCTTTTTGCTATTGACGTAACGCGTTAAAAAGTAATTAGCGTAGGCCCTTACTTCTTCGTAGTTTTCGCTTACGTACTTGTCAAGCGTTCGCTTCAAACCATTGTAAGAACTCATTATAAAACTTTTGTCGGTCAGGGACTCCACACAAACATCGGTTGTCATATTGGCCCGTTACCTTGTTTTTAATGGATTGCAACTTACGTAAGTGCATTTTACTAAGCCTTTCGGGGTTCAAAATGGCTAGTATTCCATTTATTTCTAGTAATTGAGCTTCGCTAAGCATAAGTCGACAACGTAAGAACATAAAGAAACTAGGCACGCGGTAAGAAATTGACCGCTTAAAGCCCAAGTAACCCAAAAGCCCATACACTTAGGACAACCAAAAGCGCCGTGTAAATACATTGTAAAGCGATTTAAGGGTACTTCGGTAAAGAGTCGGTCGATTAGGTCTTGAAGTGGCTCAAAGTTCGTTAAAAACCATGCAAGCGCAATATAAAGTAGTATTTCCATATGGTTAAATTCTAGTCAAATATAAGATTAATTTTTAAACAAGACTTTTTTTAAATAAAAAAGCCCCTTTTTACGGGGGCTAGTTGTTAGTGTAGGTGTTTATAAAGGTATTCGTCAAGTTTAACGAGGGTCGAAAGTGCTACGTCTTTGCCGTCTAGGAAATTGTTTATTTGGAAATGGTGAAACTTTCCCGTCTTTTGTTTTATTTCCGTTACTATTTGGTTTCGAGTTCGTGTTTTCAATAGGTCTTTAATACCGCGCCTAAGCGCTTCGTCTTGAATAAACATGATCATAAGTTAAAAGGGTAAGTCGTCGTTTGTAACTACGGGTTGTGTTTGAGGCGCTACGTATGGTTCGGAAAAAGACGCACTAAAATAACTATTTCCAGCGCTAGACGTTTTAACCCAAAGGGCTATTTCCATTTCTTTGCCGTTTACGTTCACTTTTCCCCTGTAGTCGGGTTGGTTAGCGCTTGTTTTTTTGTCGTTCTTAAAGATTGCGCCTGAATTTGGTTTGTTTTCCATTATATTTGATTTTAAAAGTTGCTAATAAATGCAATGACTAAAGTTAATGCAATGGCCGTTACTAAAATAATAGTTCCGATCGCGGCTAGTTGTTCGCGTTCTTGTCGTTTGTCCATAGCTTTAGGTTTAGTATTTGAGAATTTTATTTTAATTTGTCCGTCCTTTACGTCCTTTTTGTCCTTTTGACTAGACGCCCAGCTTTTGCGGTATTCAGTCGTTAGCATGGCTACACGTTTGGCGGTTGCTTTAGTTGGTTTTCTACCTGCCCAAGTGTAAACCGCGCGGTCTACTTTCTTAATGTAGCCGTTCGTCTTTAACACGTTAAACACGTCCCAACGCGTTTGGCTTAGTTCGTCAAAGCGAAAGTTTGTCTTTTCGTTCATTTCAATTAATAAGTCTTTGTAAGACTCTAGGTTAAATTTTTTCATTGTTCTTCGTTTACTATTTGTAATGTTCCGTTAATTGAATATCCAGTTAATCTAATCAACTGCTCAATGTGGTAAATCAAGTCATCAAGCTCTACATCCTCGTGTTCGAACTCGTAGCTGGCTTTGTGTCCGTAGTGGGTGATTTCTATTTTCATTGTATTGTGTTTAGTTTAAAAAAGCCTTTTTCGCTCAAGAAGGCAATAACTCTATCTCCCTACGATGAGAACCGACACTTACTCGGCAGGCTACGTTCCGCACGTCTACGGCATACTTCTTACATCTTGTTTAAATTGTTTTACTTCGTCTTTTAGTCGTTCTACGTAAAGAGTCGCGTCCATAAGTTCGTCTTGTAGGTGTGTAAGCCATTCTAAGGCGCTTAGGTCGTTTCTTTCTAGCGTTGTGTTATACTTCATTATTCCGAGTTTTGAACGTTCGTTAAAACGGGCCAAAACGCGTAAAACTATTTTGTCTTCTATTTGCTGGTTCATAGGAAATTGTAAAGGGTTTCGTAATACTCGCGACATAGTTCGACGCGTTCTTTAATTTGTTCTATTACTTCGTCGTCACGTTCGACCTCAAAGACTTTCACACGGCGGTTGTCGGGTATATGGTCAAAATTGTGGCGCTTTTGGACTTCGTCGATTAGATCCAAACTTTCTTCTAAAAGATTAGCGTTCCAGTGTGCGCGTCTTATTTCGTCTTGAACCATGTCTAGCGGTGTGTTGACTAGGCAGTAAACTAGTAAACTTTTTTGTTTACCCGTGAGCCACATATAGCCCTGTAATTGGTAGTAATAGTCTTTAGTCGGTATTTCAGTAGCAAAGAACGGGAAAGTCGTAGCGTCCCAAGAACTTTTTACGTCTAAAAGAATGTCGTCCGTGTTTACGTCGGGCGTACCCGTTACCCAGTCGTTAGTAAAGTGTTCGTCGTTCTTCAAAATAAAGCCTAAGTCTAGGACGTCGCTAGCTAGTTTAATACTTTCGTCTTCGACTAAGTTGCCTTTGTCGGTGTAACGCGAGTTAAACGTTTTTACTATTCCGTATTTAGCTTGTAAGACTTGCTCTTCGACGTATGTCTTAGCCGTTTGGCTGAGTATTTCGCTTTTTGAACGCGGCGAGGTCATGATTTTGCCAAGCGCCGAGCATCGAACTTTAAAAGTATTCATAAGGCGTTCAACATTTCGGTTTGTGACTCAGTTAAAGTAAAGCTAGACGTTATTTTATCCTTAGTAACTTTGCCGTCTACAATTGCTTTACACGCGTCTTGAAAGCGTTTTGTATCAATAGCGGGTAATTTCTTTACTTGTTCGCCGCTTGCGTCCGTGTCTTTGTCGGTAACAAGTCCTAAAGACGAACTAAGAGCATAACGTCGGTAATATGTCACGCCCGAACCAAAGCTTTGAAAGTCGTTCATACCTTTAAGAGTTACGTGCGGTATTGCTACTTTACTTTCTAGGTTTTCGCCGCTTTCGACGTGGAAAATTAGCGTTACAATGTAGTCAATACCTTCTTTAGTGTCTAGCATTTGCGTAAAGCCTAGCCCGTGTTTTTTTAGTAGCGGGTTAATCTTGTCGAAAATTGCGGGTAAATCGGCGTAAGAATAGCCGAACCCTTGCGTGCCTTTGTGAATTACTGGTACTTCTTGTTGGAACGATGCCAACGATTTAAATAAATTCTTCATAGCGTTTTTGTTTTCGTGCGTTACGGATGCGCACCCCCCGTTAAAATTAAATTAATTCAGGGTCATTTTCCCAAAGCTGAACACCGTTCATAACTCTGCAAAAATCTTCAATAGTTGGCTCAATTATTGAATGTTGTTCGTTGCCATAGGCTTGATAGCCTGCCTTTAACCAACCTTCCCAAACACATTCGTAAGGACACCACTCAACTCCATTCACTAAACGTGAATCCTTCATTAAGTCTGCTTTTGTCTTACATTTTTTAAACACATTTTTCATAGCGTTGCGGTTTTGTTATATGCAAATATAAACACTATTTCTTATTCACCAAATTTTTTGCACAAATTTTTATATTTTTTTATAATTTCTTTCAGTTCGTCTACGCTCCAGCGTTTTGTAATGTGTGCGCGGGCGTGTAATTCTATTAGCTTTTCCGCTCCTATTCGTTTTTCAATACCGATTTGATAGTTCAGTAGGTTGCCGCTTAAAAAAGTGTTGCAGTGTTCGCATTGCAAGTGGCAATTGTCTTCGTCAAACCTTACGTTTGAGTGTCCGCCTTGACTAAAAAAATGCCCACAATTTTTTTTCTTTGGTGGTTTGTCGCAAGAAATACAATTTAACCCGTCGTCGCGAAGACGAACAAACGTATTAAATACCTTTTGGGCTTCTTTGAGCCAGTCCGTTGTCGTTTTAAGGTCGTTTTTTAGCTTGGCCTTAGTCTTTTTCCATTCCTTCGTCTTTACGTCTTCTACCAAGGCCTTTATACATTCGTCTTTTAGACAAAACTTTTGGTTGAAGCGGACAGGTTCGAACTTGTCGCGGCAATTTTTACAACGCATTTTTTACACTTTTTAAAATATCAATAACTAGGGCTTCGGGTATTCTTGAACGTTCGTAACTACCTTTTTTTCCTTGCGTTCCCGTCTTTGATCCTCTAGGGGCGCTTTCATGGTGGCATTTTTTATTTCCGTTAAAGCATTCGTGTTTTGGTATCCAGCCGTTAGGGTTGAAAACTGAAAACAAATGGTTTGTAAATATGTCCGTTGGCTTTGCGCGGTCGTCACCATATTGGCAATACCAAATTGTTGCCCTATCTATGTTCTTGACAAATGGCATTTTTCGCATCATGCCGCGCGGGTTCTCAATAAAGAATTTCAGTTTCGGGTTTATCTTAAGCCATTCATTGATTAAATTAATTTGGTTGTAATTCACTGCGTCGCATTTTATAGCGTATTCGCTTACTGGCTTAGTTCCGTTTCTATGGTGGCTTATTGCAGCTATTGAGTATGTCGTACAATCTGGGCTAGTCCAAACCATGTCGGGAATAAAAGGAACGTCTTTAATAGTTAATTTTTCAATGTCCGTAACTAAGTCAATGTTTTCGTAATTAGTCCAGTCAACCGAAAAAACGTTATAACCTAATAAGTCGGCAATTTTACCTATTGATCGGCTACCCGCGTGAAGTTCTAAAATGTTCATAGTTCTAGGTTTTTAAATTTTAGTTCGTTTTTTAGTTCGTCGTAAGCTACCCTTAATTGCGCGTTGCGTCTAGCTAATTGGTTTAACTCGCGGTTCAAACTTACTATTTCGTTTTCCATTTCGATTAAAACAAGTTCGGTTTTCAATAGCATTTCTTCGCTATCCTTACCGCCGTTAATGTAGTCCTGCGCTTCCGGCTTTTCCTTTTCAAGTTTTAAGCGTACGTTTTTTATTCGTTCGCGGACTACCCAAATAGTGTTCTTAGCCCAAAGTATTTTTAAGTCTAGTTGCATTTTAAAATGGTTTAAAGTTTCGTAATTTTTCACTTGTCGACATAAGGCCGTCGGTTATTGTTTTTTGTATGTCTTTTGGTCGGTGTTTGCGTAGAGGATCAATTCCGTAAACTTCAAAGCCTAACCCTTTGTTAAAGTCTAGCATTACGGGTTCGTTTATAGGCGTATGCTTTCCGCCCGTCTCCATATCCTTAACTTTCTCTACGTTTACCCAAGTCTTAAATTTCATTTCGGGGTGTTTAATTAGGCGGTGAATTACAAACATATCGTCGCATCGGTTTAAGAAAGCTTTACCGCCCTCAACATGGTCTTTTAAAGGTGCTTTAAGGTGGCCTTTGTATTCTCCGTCGGTGTATAAATTACCCGTGCGTCCGCTTTCGCTATTCGGGTGAGTGTTAATGTAAATAGTCATTCCTGTACTATTGACAAATTGGCGAGCCTTATTCATAAATTCGTAGTTACCAGCAAAGCTCATTTCGCGATCTAGGCCCGTAAAAGGGTCAATTAACCCAACTTTACACCCACTTTGTGCAAATAGCGCCAATATTTCTTCGGGTTTGTACAAATTCGAATTGTCAATAAACGAAAAGTATTGCTCTAAGTACGCAACGTCGCCGCTAATTTGCGCATGGCTAAGTTCTTTAAACGGCTTACCACGATACATTTGCACCATGTCGCGCAAAATTTGCCCCTTTTGGTTTTCACCCGACCAAATGCAAAAGGTTAAGTCATGCTTAAGGGCTAGGGTAAGGAAATACCAATTTATCCAGTACGTTTTTCCTACGTTGTCATGTCCTAGTATTATGTTTAGTTGCTTAGGTTTAAATTTTAGGTGTTCGTCTAGCGCACAATCTAATCCTAAACCTTGTTTTATCTTGCCGTCCCTTACGTCTAGTAAGTATTGCAGCGCGTCACCTTGTCTTGTTAGCATATTCGAGTTCTTTTTTACGTATATTATAAGCTATTTGTTCGCCGTCAGTCATGTCTTCATAACGTTTGACCTTTTGTTGCTTAGGAGTTGCCCAGTTTCTTACGGCGGCTTGCCAATTTTTCATTTTAGTTTTACCAACTATCCAACCCTTAGACTCATAGAAATTAATAAACTTATTCCCGTCTAGGTCTAAATTATTTTCAAGACAAAAAGACTCAACTTGTTCTAAAGTGGGGGCTATAAATATACTTCTTTCTTTCTTTTCTTTCTTGTTACTGGTCGTTTGCTGGTCGTTTGCTGGTCGTTTGCTGGTCGTTTCGCTGGTCTCTACTTGATATTTCGAGTAGTTAACTATTTGAATAATAGTACCTTGACCGCTTGTTTTGATGGTCAATTCGTTGGTCGATTTTAGCTTATCTAGTGCAGTCCTGGTTTGACGTACACTTAAGCCAACTTCTAAAGCTAAAATGTCTCGACTTGTTAAAATTGTACCCGGTTGTAATAGCATACCTTTATACTTCTTTTCTTTATGGTTGGCTTTTAAAAGCAAGTGTATAAACAAACGAAATGTATTGTAGTCGTCGTACCATTCCCATTCTAAAATTTGTCTATGTAATTTAACCCAGCCACTCATAATTTTTTGTACTTTGATTTTATAATTACAGGAGCTGCGTTTTTCCAAGAAATTAAATGATGCATTCGTTTATTGGTTCGACCCATTAAGTTAATTTCCGTACAGTCTGGTCTATCTAAAATTGTATAAAAGCTTTTTACGTATGTGCCGCCGTCAATATATGCTTCAGTCATTCCGCCTTTAGTTTTTTGAGTTTGTTGTTGATCAATTTGAATAAAAGGAATTGTTAAAAATACCAAACCTTTTTTACCTAAGGCCATATAAGTGTTAACGTCTTCGTTTAACCTACTTACAAACCAAAAACGGCGCTTCGTACTACAAAAAAACGAGTTCATTGCTTTACGCTTTGGCTTTTTATTAAAGTTTGTTTCACCACCAAACCAGTCGCCGCCTTGAGAATAACAAATACTAGCAAAATTTGAACTTTTAAAGTATTCTAAAGTCTTTAAAAAAACGTTATCAATGTTTTTTATAATTAAATACCTACCCGTTGGATGTTCTAGCTTTGAGTTTATACGCATTTTGAACTCTGTGTAGTCGTCGTCAAGAACTAAAAAGTATTCGTAACCTAATTTTTCGGCTAGATCAAAGCAAAAATTTCTTGCGTGCGTCGTTGTTCTTAGATTATTTAAATTATCGTACTGGTCAACTAGAGACGCGTAATGTTGCTTATCAAAAACGTGTAGTTGGTTTTGGTATTTTTCCCAATATTCAGTAGCTGCTTTATCTTCGTTGTCAATAACTATAAAAGTAGGCAAAGTACAACCAGCTTTATTCAAAGTTTTTAAGGTTATAATATCATTAGGTCGTCCGTGGCTAATGATAAAAATACAAAAGTTATTCTCCATAATTGTCAAGGTATTGGTTAGCAACGTCGTGCGCTAGTTTTACATAACCATATTCATAGGCCTTATCAAAATCAATAATAACCAAAGCTGAACGCTCCATAAATTCTTGCATTTCTTTAGATGCATGAGCATAATAGTCCGCAATTTTTTCGTAATTAAACACCGTATGTCTTCGCGCCGCTTCAATCAAAAACGTTTTTTCCTCTATTGGTAAATTACTATTGTCAATTTCAATAATTAACCTTCTCGTTTTTTGCTTGTCGCAAAGCTCTAAAATATGAGGTCTTTGCAATCTAGGTTCGTAAATTGGCGATTTAATTTTTTGAGTGTAATCGGTTTCTAATTTCTTTTCAAAATCTTCTCCGAATAAATTTGTTTGTTTCATAATTTAAACTATTTAGTAATAAAAAAACCCTCGCAAATCAGTAGCCTTCGACCTCTACTTCATTACAAGGGTTCAATAATACCTTAGGCTTTATAATGTCGAAGGAAGCCGTGTACAAATATAGACGTTTTATTCTACTAAAAGTTGCTTGTCTTGTAAAATTTCTTCGTAAAAACCCATTTTTATCCGTCTTTGTACACGTTTAAACGAGGCTAGGTTATGGGCTTTGAGTATGTCCGTCTTTAGATCGTAGTCTTTTTGCGTCTTAAACACTTTCGATACGTCTGGCAACTCCGCGCCGTCTAGGTAGGCTTGAAGCGCGCACGTCTCAGCTACGTAGTCAACGTCTCGGTAACTAGTTAAGTCTTTGTGAACGCGTAACCCGTGTAAGATTGTAGCGTGGTTCTTGTTGAAAACACGGCCTATTTCCGAAAGGCTAAGCCCACAAGTTCGTAATTCATTGTAAAGGTAATA